ATTTAGATTTATCACCCCAAGCACCAGTATCAAGTTCAGCTTCTTTTATTACAATGACTTCTTGCACAATATTGTCATCGTTTATTCTTGCCCAATGTCCCATCGTCTTATCCTTGATATTGATATCTAATCATAACAATTCCAGACCCACCAGCACCGGAAGCTTGCGTGTAAAGACCACCTCCACCACCACTACCAGTATTCGCAGTCCCACTTGTTGCAGCAGTGTATCCCCCACCAGTTTGAGAAGGGTAACGCTTTCTAGCACCACGACCACCACCGCCGGAACCACCTTCAGAGTAAAGATTTGCATTTGCGTCGGTGTCATACCAAGCCCAAATGCCACCGCCACCACCTCCAGCCCTAGTAGCTCCATTATAGTTTGCACTGCCAGCGTTTGACCCTGGGCCACCATCTTGTGCATATGTGGTGTTACTTGAATACGAAAAATTAGGGTAACTACCGACAAGCGGATGTTGCATTACTCCAGTTGCAGCTGGTGGTGCGCCACCCGCACCTCCTCCAGAACCAGCGCGAGCTGCTCTATAATTACTACCGTAATCTCCGGTAGAACCATCATGTCCTTGACCAGAAATTCCGGAACCTCCAGTATTCATATTTGCGTTTGTGTTTAACACACCGTCGACAGTTATACTACTTCCAAATGTAATTGCACTGTTTCCACCACCAGAACCACCACTTTTACCTTTAACCGCATTTCCCAATAGCGTGTATGTAGTCTGATAACGACCGTCATATCTCATGTAGCCACCACCACCACCGCCAGTTGAAGTCACTACACCTGAGATAGAAGAGTCGCCACCGTTATTTGATAACTGTGAATAAGAATGATCTGCGCTACTGGGTATAGAAGCACCACCACTACCGACTGTAACCGTTTTATTTCCGACAGTAGCATTAAATGTTCCGGTTCGATACCCTCCAGCACCACCACCTCCGGCAGTGTAAATCAAAGGGTCGTTCGTCGAACTGTAGTTATACCAATGGCCTTTTGCACCACTAGCACCACCAGCAATAATAATATAATCGACTACGTTGCTTGCTCCCCCTGTACCAATATCAGAAAAGCTAAGAGTGCCAGAGGACGTAAAGTAGTGATATCTATAATTACCAGACGTTGTAGTTGTACCACCAGTTGCGTTGACATACGTTACAGCCGACGCACCATACCATTCATTGAATGACATACTTGCACTATCAGCTTTATCAATTAGACCTCTTACATCGGTATCATTAATAGAAACTTGTGTGCCGGAACTCTCACCAAGTTCAACGTGCATATCATCTAAACTTATTGCTCCACTAGATTGTAATGCCATTATGGTGATCCAAAAGCTGTTATGTTATTTGCTGACGTTACTGCACCATTCGATGCAAGTTTAAACACTGTCGTGCCGTTATACTTAAAATCCAAATCAGTGCCATCTAGCACGATTTCCCATTTACTTGTACCAAATTTAACAGATTGGCTACCCATCAAAATGTCATTACTGTTTGCATCTAAATCACCACCTAATTGTGGAGAACTATCATTCGATAAATCTGTGTTTACTGTTGCAAAAGATAGATTGCCAGCACCATCAGTTTTTAGAAATTGATTAGCAGAACCGTCCGATGTTGGATGTGATAGACCATCAAGAATAACTTTACCCGAACCATTAGGCGTAATTGAAATGTTACCGTTTGATGCTGACACTATTGAGTTTCCGTTGACATCGAGATTCCCACCAAGCTGCGGTGTTGTATCTTCAACGACATTTCTCATTAATGGGAAACCGCCAGCCGTACTCCCATCATGCACAACTAATGTTTCTTTATCTGTGTCCACTGTCACTTCTCGTTCAGCACCAGTAAAAGAACTATGCTGGGACGTTGTGCCACCCCGTAATTTTAAAAGTTTTGCCATTATGCTATGCTCCCAAAGTCTATTGTTAAGTTGTCAGTATTGACTGTACCGTTTAAATTAATCTCACCAGATCCGTTTGGCGCGATCGTAATATCGCCGTTTGATGCAGATACTATCGAGTTGCCATTAACGTCTAAGTTACCACCCAGCTGCGGAGTACTATCGACAGCAAGTGATGTCATAGCACCAGCAACCACAGCAACGAAAGCAGAACCATTATAATAATTTAGTGTGTTTGTTGATGTATTGAAGTATAAGTCCCCAGCATCAAGCGAACTGGTTGGTGCAGAGCTTGCAACCCTATATCGTTCAGCAAAGCTGTTTATTCCACTTAAATTTGACGCTGCTGTATTGACGTTGCTTATAGAACCAGCCACGCTTGCAATATTTGCGACAACACCGCTTGCGGTAAGTGTTGCCATGTTAGCAATATTCGCTGTCGTTCCCAGGGCAGTCACGTTGCTGATAGCGTTTGCTACCGTGTTAATATCATTACCAGATGATGTAGAAACAGCGTTCGCAATCGAACCAAGATCCTCTTGTGCCGTAATCTGACCAGCAACAATATTTATATTATTTTGGTTTGCTGCTGACGGGGATGTGGCTTGAAATGTAGATCCGTTGAAGGCCACCAGTTCGTTTGATGTAGTGTTGAAAAATAAGTCACCAGCATCATTGTCGCTTGTAGGATTTGTAGATCCAACGCGATACCGCGCAGCAAAAGAATTTACATTAGCAATGTTGGTCGCAACGGCATTGACGTTTGCAATAGAACCCGCTGTTGTGTTTACGGATGCAATCGATCCACCAGTAAGATTAACATTTGCGATAGATCCAGCGACCAAGGACACGTTACTATCTTTGACGGTGATCGTATTACCCATACCGTTGCCGTGAACATAACAATAGTAACGCAATCCCGTGCTTGGCGCATTTGATGCCACTTCGATCTGTACCTGGCGATTTCCAGAACTTCTGCCAGCGTTAAATGTTGTTACATTGACGTAGTTTGATTGTGTCGCTGCTGATCCGTTAAGAAAATACGTTACACCAACCTCGTATGCCGAACTGCCGTTTTTAAATACTAAAGGGTGTCCGTCGTTTGTTGCGTCAGTTTGATTGAATATGTATGTGTTACCGCGAAACATTTCGATTGCTGGGTAGTTGCTGCCGTCTAGGACAAACACATTATTACCACCCACGTTTGCCACGGTGACTGTGTAGGTTTTCTCCAGGGAGTTTGCCAGGGACGTGACATCGCTCGCAATATTTGCAACACTTGTGATGTTTGCTGATATTGGTCCAAGGTTTCCAATGTTCGTTGCTTGACCGGACACATTAGCTAAATGCGTTGCGTTTAGACCAGCAACTGTTGTGACATCACTAGATATACCCGCAACCGTTCCAATGTTGGTTATAACGCCAGTAGCGTTTAGTGCTGTAATATTTGAGTTAGCGTTCGAAACGGTCGTTACGGCACTCGATATTCCCGCCACGGTGTTTATGTTTGTTTGTTCAGAACTTGTTGGCTTGATGTCCTCAAACGCAGAACCATTATAGACTTTCATGCCCGATGACGTATTGAAGTACAAATCACCAGTATCAAGATTCGATGAAGGATCAGATCCAGCTGCACCGTGATACTGACCCTGGAAGGTTGCTAGACTTGTGGCAGCGTTCGATGCACTGGTCGACGCTTCAGAAGCTTTTGTCGTCGCTGTGGACGCACTAGAAGCAGCAGCAGTGGCACTGTTTGCACTGGCAGTCGCGCTGGCAGCTGCTGCGTTTTGACTTGTCGTTGCTGATGATGCGTCAACAAGCAATGTGTATTTAGCACTGTTTGCGTTGGTGGTAAGTGGTTGCGATCCAGAACTTGTATGCGCTGTATTTACAATAAAGATATTATTTGTGCTGGTATCTTTTATCAGATCACGCACAGCATAGGCTGTACTTGCTGCAAAGTTTCCACGAAATGTACCCAGTTCTTGCGTAACGGCTAGATTACCAGAACTATCAAAAGCAAATATCTTGTTTGCACGATCTGTTGCTGACAATGTAAATGTTGAACCAGAAAACGTGTTACCCGTAGATGCTTTAATCGATCGATCCAATTCTTCCTGGATCTGCTGCGTGACCATTGTCAAACGATCAAGTGCATCTTCGTGTGCTGCTGCGGGGAAAGGGTCGTTTTCAACATAGTCTGTGCCTTGTGTCAGCGTAAGCTTTCTACGGATAATAACAGTCGTTCCGTTTGCGGGTCTATGATCTGTCGATGCGTCGTGGTGGGCGTTGCTTGCGTCGCCTGTGTTGAACTTAAATAAGACGTTACCACCGTTCGCGTTACCCGCACCAGTGACTATGTAGTTTGTATTATTAGTTTGTACTGTTTCTGTGCCAGCACTTGTTCTTACAATAACTTCCAGATCTGCTGCTGCAAAGATCTTGAACGTGTACGCAAAACTATGTTGCGTCCCATTCGCCGATAAACTGACTTTGGTCGTGCTGCTTGATACTGTCATGGTGTGTCCCTATCTCACGCTTTTCATTTCTTCGGATTGCTCTTTCAAAAATTCGTCCAATCTGATTCTAAATTGCTTGCCTTCTTCGGTTCTAAAAAATTCACCGCCATACCGAAATCCACTAATGTCTAAAACGCTATCCCTGGCACGAGCGACAAGCAGATCAAATTCCCTTCTAATCTTTTCAAATGCCATACTGTTACCCGTTTCAAGATACAGCTTTTTTCTTTCGTTATAGCGTTTCATGTTACTTGCACTTCTTGACCACTTATCGAAAGCATCAAGTGTTGCTTGTCCCATCATTTGATGCAGCAAGTTTCTTTCTTGCGGTTCCAGGGCAACTTCTGTGTGTACTTCATCGGGCAATCTGTTTGGACCGTACCCAACCAGCGCAAATTCTTTGTCAAACATATACGCAAGCTCTACATCGCCTTCTGTTGTGACACCATCGATCGCCCTTGTGTTTGGTCCCACAGTGTTTGTATACACGGGACTAATAATGTCTGGACCCGCTGCACCATCCTGGATTACAGCTTGACCCCATATATTACGTCGTGGCGGTAGCGAACTTGATAGACCTGGTATCTGACTGACCATTTGATCGAGGATTGTCCGCGCATCACGCACTGTCGGATCGATCAGTCTTTCGCCTTGCGCTATAGCACGGGGTACAATACTCCGTGCAAAATTGTTTATAGTTTTGTCTGTGTAGCGTGTTGGATCTTGCAGCACAGAAACAAGATTACTGAATCCTTGCATAAATGTTTTGTCTGTTAGCTGGTTTGCAAGCGTTAGACTGACTGCTGCTGCCAATTCATTGCGTGACGCATTGCTTAGATCATACACTGCTAATGCTTCCGATGCGTCTGCAACCAAAGATACAACAGATGAAAAAGGTTCTGCGCCAATGTAGCTGTAATATGTATCGCCTATGCGTATGCTGTACGGCTGCCACCCTTGTCGCTGCAAGGACGCTTTGTGTTCTCGATCCGCTGGACCACCCCCAGTAATACGTCCCTGGGCAACGTAAAACGCAACTAATGCTGCGGTCATTGCACCCATAGATTGCCTGGCAATAGCCATGTCACTCGCTGCTTTTTGCTTTGCTGTCGCGTTTGGTCGACGACCCGCAGCTATTGTTTCGCGCATATTGGCACTTATCAAACCTAACGCTGATCGTTCAGTAAACGCATATTTAAAAGCGTTATATGGTGTTTTAAAGAATGGTATGAAGTAACGTGCCAAAGGCATATTCCGCATACCTTGTAAGTTTTTGCCAACCTCATCGACTTCTTGTTGCAGCGTTACATATTGTGCGTGGGCATCTGCTTCCATAATCGCGTTTTCTGGTGGATCGTAAACATAGTTGGCAACGTACTCTGAAAAGTCGTCGACACCTAAATTACGCACCTTTGCTTCACGATACGCTTGCTGATACAGCGACATTCGCTGGGCAATGACCTTAAAATATGTGTCCTCAAACTCCAGCATACTTGTTGGGACACCGCCTAATGTTGCAAACTTACCCAGCACATTGACCGCGTTACCCATTGTACCCGTAGCACCAAAGGCTTCTGCACTAAACGCTTTGCTAAATTTTTGACCCGATGTCATTTCAATCTTGCTGCCTAAGATTGGCTTTTCACCAGTTTTATACGCAAGACGTGCTACCCGCCAGGCTTCACCAAAAGCCATCATAGCACCAAATAACTGTGCGTTAGCTTCACCAAACTGCACACCGCCCGTTTGTCCTTGTAGATTTCTACGCAACGCACCCACACCCGCTGCAACGTATGTTTCGGGTACATGGGCAAAAGTTGTGAGAAAAGCACCGACGACATTCTTTGTGTGTGTTACTGGCGAACTAAGCAGCGCGTTGATCCACATTTCGTAAAATGCGTCCATGCTCTTACCAACAAGACCTTTTTGTCCCCTGGTCAACTGTGCTTTTGCGCTGTCGCTATCTAACTCTAAATACCGCTGGGCCATAATCTTTAGATTGTCACCACCACCAAACTCATCTAACAACACTCGCGCATCTTGGTTTCTTAATCTGTTAAACTGTTCGTTTCGTGTTGGTATGCGAAACTGTGCTAATGCTCTAGCTATCTCTGTCTGTGATCCTTTGATCTGCGCTTGTAGCTGTGCCACAAGTTCGAACTGTTGGCGAAAAGCTATAAGCGATTGGTCGTTACCGCTTGCTGCTATTTCGGCTAGTTCGTCCAGCTTGCGTATTTCGTTTTCTAAAAGCGTTCGTGAAGCCAGCATAGTTTCTGCTATGCCAAACCCTTTGACATTAATTGCTTCGCCTTTACGACGATTGAGTATACGTTTTTTGAGTGCGTTCGGTGATAGACCTACAAGATCCGATAGCTTTTCTAGTTCAGCGTTTTCTATCTCACCGCGCTTTGCTTCCGTGATCTTGCCCGCTTGTGACTTCGATATAGCTTCTATTGTGTTCAGAACCGATTGTTCGTTCGGTATCTTCTCGTCACCTCTCGATCCCTGGACGCGAAAATCTGTCAGCAATCCTTTGATTGGTTTGGCATCTGATAGCCGTTCTTCCTGGAACGTCTTAAATTCTTTGTCTGTTGCTTTTGACTTAGTTGTGTCACCCGCTGCAAGTTCTTTCGCTATGTTGACTTGGATCTTCTCGCCATCAGGCAGATTACGAATAAACTTTGGTATTGTCTTGCTTTCTTCGGCGGGTGCGTCTGGATCGACAAACATATCGGCAAGATTTAATTTTTCACGCTTACCAGTTTTAAGATCTTCAAGTATCGCACGACTTTTAAACAAGCCATCACCAAACAACATGCGCTGCACAAAGTTACTAGCAGCACTACCAGCACGACCAAACATCGCTAGTTCTACGGGTTTTTCTTCTGTGCCTGGCTGTTCTTCCAATGGTGCTTCAACCCCGCCAGTCAATAGTGACGAGATCGCAGCGTTTTCTGCGTCCGTTAATGCCATGATTTATCCAAAAAAAAAGCAGCGCGAACGGCTGCAATTATATAATATCTTAGTTTATTTTTGTTACATTGGGAACAAAATTATATCCCAGGTTCCGTATTTTCTTGTTGTGTCATTTGTGATCCCAGCACCGCTGCGCCACCCGCAGCAAGCGTACCTAGTTCAAACAACGACATGCCTTGCTTGACGCTTTTACGCATTTCGTCCGATATGGGTATTATGAGCATATCGTTTCGCTCTTTTAGATCAACGCCATACACTTGTTTCACTGCTTTATCTAACTCGTCGCTAATTTCTTCTACTGGTTTGTAAAAAACTTTTGCTTTCTTATCAAATTGCTTCAAAACTCGCTCTGCTGCTTTTGGCACAACTTTTCCATAATGCGTATTAAAAGCTTCTTCGTAACTATTACCCCAGCGATCGATATGCACATCTGCACCCGCTATCACTATAAACTTGTGATCCTCCTCGACTGCTCGACGTATTAATGATTTCATTTGTAACTCAACAACATCATCGCTTTTTTGAACAAATGGTCCTCTTGCAACTAATCCATAACGATCCCTGGCTGTGAAAAATTTCTTGTTTTCAGCCACAGTTTTTTGAGCAGCTTCGTTTCTGGTAAATTGATTTTCGGCTAAATTAGTAATGGCATCAACGAATGGTTGAAGTCTTTGTTGTGCGCCCATTAAATTTCTTTGAACGGAGTTTCTTACTAATCCACTAGAAAACATGCCTTCGCCAATTAACCTTTCCTCTTTCGCTTTTTCAACAAAGGCGTTTGCAAGCGCCACTTTCATTTGATCGGCAATACTGATGGCTTTTTGTGAAGCATCAAAGGTTTCTTCGCGCAGCGCAGCCATTATCATTCCAATATTACTGCTATCCATCAACACATCATAAAAATCATTTATTTCAAGTTTATCAACAATTTGCGAAAAACGATCTTGCTCTATTTTAGGCAATGCTGATGTGCCTTCATCAACTGTTTTATTTCGGTTTGTTATGATGCGGTTCAGATCGGGGTCGTTATCCAGCATCATTTTTAATTCGTCTTTGACATCACTAAAAAATTTTACAGTAGCTTGATTTATACCAGCGGGATCAAGACCACTCAGAAATCCAAGCAGTAATTGCCGATTTGCTTCATTATTTTCGTCGACTAATCTTTGCGCTTCAGTTCCCTCAACTGCCCGTTCTATGTTTTCTTGTGACGGCATAGACGCACGACGCTGGGACCAATCGGATTGCAACTCCTCAACAAACATAATTTTTTCGTTATCATTTGTCCGTCTGTCCGTTATACGCATGTGTCCAATGTCATTTGCTATAGAACCGTAGTGTGTTCGTGGACCCATTTCTAGTGCAGCAGTAACGTCGCTAACACCGCTAGAGCCTTGCACAGCGTATTTTGATTTGACTGCCTTTCTTTTTTCCGTTGCTGCATTTAGTGCAAGTTGTGCATTAACAGCGTCATTTTGCATCGTTGCTATGCTGGTGGTTTTTGTTCTTAAAAACTCTTGCTTTTCGCTTTCTGGCAAATTTTCAAATACTTCAAGCATACCCTTTGCTTCAAGGTTTTTCTGCAAAGCAAAATCATATTCATCAATAACGTCTTGTATTTCTTTAGTTATTGCATCTCTATCGGGATCGCCCTGGAACGAAGAATTTTCTAGCACTAATTCTCTATAGTTTGATCCACCATCTAGCTTGTAAGACGCATATAATGGCTGCCCAGCGTCCTTTGCTGGATCGCCAGGTTGTTGATCTACAGCACCCGCAATAGCGTCCATTTCATCGGGATCTGTCATAAGCAAATGTCCCTGGTCATACGCATCAGTTGTTGCCATCACTTGTGCTTCATTCTGTGTTCTAGCTCTAGTAGATAATTCATGTCCATCTGGATCAAAAATTTGATAACTCTGATCGAATGGATCATAATCTATTCTATACCCTAATCCAATGTTATCAGTGCCAGTTAAAAAGGGATCTTGCATATATTGTTCTCTCGCAAGATCGTCCAAAAAATTATTAAGTTCGTGTCGAAAATCAACTACGTCGCCGTCAAAATCCTTAAATTCAAACTCACCATTACCCATCGCAGTATCCAATGCCCTTGCATTAAATATTTCTTTTTCTGTCATAGTTGTGGGAATAAAGATACCCTGTTGTAACGCTGCCTGTGTTTGACCCTGTTCATAAAGATCAACTTGCTTTTTTGTGTAATATCCTAATGTATTTGTTAGGTCGTCATAGACTAGATCGTCAAGATTTCCAATTTCATATTCATGGTGATAATCGTCCGAAATGTGCGAATAATAATTGTAGTCATCGTCCGTATCTAACTGAAATTGTAATTCGTTTACATCCGTTATATCCGCGTTATCGCCAGTTGGTGATTGCTTGTAGCTATACTTGTTTTCACGGATCTTAACGTAGTTTTGCTTTACCGTGTCTATCAGTGTTTTCTTGTCGACCTTTTCGTCGGTTTCAAACTTATCTAATCCCAGCCAGTACAGTTCTTTTTCTTTGACGTTAAACTGGTTTTTGAGTTGATTAACAAACTGTCTGCCCGTGCCTTTTTCTTGCTTGATGTTGTTTAATGCTTCTTCGGCTTTGCTGTAGAAACCAAACTCGTCCAAGTTTCGACCTGGTGGTGGACCTTCGCCACCGCCACCCATTCGCGCCATAATATTATCAGCAATCGGACCAATAGGATTGGAATACAGCTGTGTTCCCGATTGACGTTCTGCAATACGTGCCTTTGCATCTTCAGCACCTTTGTTGATAACACCTTTGACCGCATCTATTGCCAGGGGTGCAACATTCGCACCTACCTTTGCAGTGCCGTACAACGCACCGCCAAACAATGCACCACCACCCGCAGCTGTCAGACCTCGTACGGGATCATAACTTTCTTGACCGCCTTCGACTTCTGGACCCGCTTGAATAGCTACCTTTTGTCGAAAGAAATCATCAGACGCTGCGTACAACGCACCCTCATACATAGTGATTGCTGCTGGATCTATTGCTGCTCTCAACGCTTTTTTCAAGCCACCCTTACCCGCTGCTGTTGTAAATTTTTTACCCGCTAACCCGATGCCCAAAGTACCTAGACCAACATACGTTGTTGGATCTTTTAATACACCATTGAAGAAACGCTTTGTGCCGTTCCAGGTAAACATTGGAAGTTCACCGTAAGTATTGAGAAGGTGTAGGAACGCATAGGCTGCTTTTGGGTTTTTCTTAACAACATAAGGTAGCTTAGTTGATGCCACACCTAACGCTGGCAAGTTGTAGTTTAGCCAGCCAATATGCTCGATGCCCCACTGTGCAAATTCTTGTGGTGTTTTTGGTGCGTCTTTGTAGTGACGTTTCGCATTAAATTGGTTACGACGACCTTGGCGATCTGTAGCCATAGAATTTGACGCTGTTTGCTTTTGACCATAGAAGGCATCATACAATTCTTTGCTGGCTGCTGCCCATGCCATGCCTTCCCTGGTGTTCGTATCCAGCAAAATATCTTCCGTAACGCTGCCGTCCTCTTTTTTACTGACCGCTGGCAGTATGTCTGTATTGGCTTCGTTACCCGCATCATACGCATAGTCCAGGTCAATCAAAAGCGGGTCCATACCTTGTTCTTGGAGAAAATCGCTTTTCATCCGCTTATAGCCTTGTCTATTCATATTGGCTTCGCGTTCTGACGACATCATTTCAAAGTAATCTCTATATGGATCTATTTCGTTCTTTTCCATTAGTCGAACCTATTTGTATTGTTTTGATTTATTGGTTGCTGCTCTTTGAGTTTTTTAATCAATTCGAGTGTTACTTTTTCTTCGTGCTGCATACGCGGTGCAAGCTGACTATTGTTGATCTTTGTAAGAATTTTTCGATAGTTCTCGTCACTCATAGGACCAGCGGGCAATGCTTGTACCATTTCCAAAATAAAACTTGTTGGTGCTAGAAAATTTGCTGTTTCAAAATCACTCGAAAAATCTTTTTGCTTTGTAAAATTATTAGCTAAATAGGTATACGCTTCGGTTGGATTTACGTCGTGGTTTGCTACCATGTCGTCATAGGTTCGCAGCGCATCGTTTATTGCCATCTTTGTACCAATACCGATTTGTGCATCAAAATACCCACTGCCATCAATATTGACACCAAGCACACGCATAAGGTTTTTGCGTTCCTCTTTGATGCGAATAGCTTTAGGTGTCCTGGCTTCTTGCTGCTGTAATTCGTTGGAGATGATAACAGCATCGCCAGGTGTGAGTATTTTGTTTTCAATATAGTTTGGCAAATCCTGTCTTATGGTCTCCAAATCAGCTTTAGACGAAGCTTTTGAAATTTGTTGCCTTATATCAAACATCACGTTTGCATCTGACATTGTGGGACCGCCTTCTAGCCGTAGTTTTTTCAACGCTTTGTAATCTGTTGCGTTTAGTTCTCTATCTGCAAACGCTTTATCGATATCAGCAACGGTCACTCGTTCGCCTTCATAAGACCCTTCATTGTCTAATTCCATGCTTAGACGCAGCAGAAAGTCCGCATTTTTTGCTTTCTGTGTTTCAACCCTTTGCTTGCTTGCAAGTTCTAATTCTTTCTTTTTTCGTGCAATAGTATCGTCAGTCAGACTATCACGTAGCGTTATCGCTTTGTTAAGAAGGGTATTTCGCGCTGATCCTACGATGTTTGGGTATTGATCGGGGTTGGCTAAATTATTGACTATCTGATCCGCATGATCGGGATTTCCCGATACCGCAGCTGCATTTAGATCCTGGTATATCTCACCGCTTTCCATTTCTACTCTAGTTGACATTTCTAATTCAACACGACCCGCAGCAGACAGTAACCCCAGGTTTTCCATTTGTTGAAACACACCAACTACAGCTGGCGATCTAAATGCTGCGTCCCCAGTATCAACACCTGGTGAACCATACAACTCACGCATCGCCTTCATCCGCTCAACAGAGTTTCCGTTGTACGCGAGTTTCTTGAGTGTATCTATTTTTTTGAGATACGTGGCTTTTGACTGGTCAATACGGTTTGCCCTGGCTTGCTTCATTATATTCAAGCGACCAGCAAGTATATCATTCGATGCACTAGCGATAAAACGACGACGGACTACTGGATCTGAAATATCACGACCCAAATCATTCAGCGTGTTTTTAACGCTCTCGTTCCAGTTAGTCATCATGGACGTTGGGTTTTGATTGTCCATCGCTGCAAGATTGTGTTCTTGTAATCGTGCTGCAAAATTATTCTCTAACGCTGCTAATTCTGTGGCACGTTGCAGCTTTGTTTCTTGCTCCAGAAACGTCATACTTGTTCGCTGCGCTTGCTGAAACAAATCACCTTGTGCCGATATAGCTGCTGTTGCTGCGCCGACATTAGCCTGGACACGCAGTGGTGTTTGTCCCGTACGATTGGTCACGTCGGACTGTGCTGTGTATGTAGGTACTTTCATTATGCGTTTCTATAAATATTATACATGTCTGTTGCGCCACTAAGCAGCGATTGTCCCGCCCTGGCAACACCCGCCATTCGTGCCTGGTCGCCATACATAGTATTTAATTCGGCTTCCATACGCAGTGCTACACCTTCTTCTTTTAACTCTTGTCGACCAACTCGTGCGTTGAGATCACGGATTGCTATCTCTTCGTCCGCTTCGGTTGCGTTTGCCAGAGCAACAAGCATTGGTGTACCGCCGTCAGCAATCCAACCATTGTAGCGGAATCCTTGTTTTGTCGCTGATTGCAGCTTCTTAAATTCTTTTTGAAACTTTTGTATTTTTAGACGTTCAGTCTGATACAGCTGTTCCGCTGCTACGTCTGCGACTTCGGCATTACGTCGATTGATCTTTGCGTTGTAATCAAACACCGCTTCTTGTTGTCTGCCTTGTGCAACAGCGGTCGCTGCACTCGCAGCGGTCGATGCAACGGATAGTGCTACTTTAATTGGGTCCATGTCTTATATACGCATATCTAAAAAAATTACTCTTATCGGGTCCGAATTTTTGCATCAAACCTTCGTTGGTAAATCCTAGAAAATCTAGGAACCTAATACCTTCTTCAAACTCCTGGTGTACGGTTGCTTGGATACGTTCATACTTTGGTCGACTATGAAGTAATTTTCTCCATATCTTCAGTATGTTACGGGTTGTACCTAAACTAGCACCTCGGTTTTTTTTCAAGACCAGCCAGGCTTCCGCAAGATGCGGATAAATTTCTACTAAGCCACCGACCCCAACAACCTTGCCATCTTCGTACCCAGTGTATGCCGTCCAATACTTATTTGTGTTTCGTGTAAACTCCAGAAACTGCTGCTGATCGAATAATGTACCAAAATCATCGTCCGCACTCATTATGTCGTGAATGTGATCTGTGTGAAAAGGTACTACATAAATCATTCGTCAAACGTCGTAATGCGTGGATAGATCGACAAAACGGTCAGTGGTAGTGCCTGGTCCTGGATTACAACTATGTGTCCGTCTGTTTCATACCCACCATCAAACTCGACTTCTTTGTCGCCACTAAACAACGCAATCGGGTTGTCCATAGCGTTTGCTGATGAGCGAAACGGTATCAAATCCGTAACACTCTCACTGCTGCCGACCTTTACACCGACACTTTTATGCAAACGCACGGTTACATCATTTATTCTTTTTATCTTTGCCTGGGACGTGCCTTGCATACCACCCGCATCGATACGCATCGTTTGCAGCGTACTTGTGTACGGCAAACCTATGTGTGCTTTTGTTGTTGCTCTATCGAGCGTCACAGCACCGCTGCTGACCACCTTGTCGGCATGTGTCGCGCCGTTTGCTACGATACGCACCGTTTGCCCCTCCAGGTGTGTCAGACCCGATATAGTTGTTGCAGAACTTCCGCTGTAGGTCAGACCACTATCAACAAAAAACGCATCTTCAACACTTGTTCCAAAATCGATTGGTTTCAATCTTTCTATGTATCGCTTTGTTGCGCCACCTATTGTTCGGGCGACAACGATATAGACTTCATCTTCCGTGCCAGTAGATGATGGTATTGTGGCAACACTTTCAACAAAGCCATAGTTGTATGTTACCCCACCAGCTGTATATGTACCGCCTATTTCGTGATCGTGCCAGGCTACGACTTCTTCTTCGCGTCGGTATGTCATGCCGACAAACTTTCCGTTTTCAAGGACACACCACACAATGTTGTCGGGTTCTTGCTGCAACGCTATTTCTTTTATCAAACCGTCGGTAATATTTTCCGACAAGATCGTCAGATCGGGGGCAAAGTAACTATCCGATCCAAAACTATACACCAACTCGCGCAGCTTTCGTTTAGCACGTTGCACAAATAGAACGACGTTGGCTACGGCCACTGGCTGTATGTTTGCTGATCCATAGCTGGCTTGTCGTAAGATCTGCGTGTTAGTTGGTGATATAGGTTCATCACTCGATGCCCTAACGACAAACTCACCACCCGATGTACCAATCAGCAAGGCTCGTGATGCGGTAAGATAGCGAATAACATTTACCTGGTTTGACCCAATCGTGTAGGTCAGTGCCGATGAATTGAGTGTCCCAGCGTTAAAATCCTCAAAGTCACCGGACACAGAAAAGAATATTGTTTGTGGTTGTGTTGCTGTATTGGCAAACACCAAACGCTGCTCAAAGAACACAACGGCTGACGGAAACCCAGTAGTCGTAGAAAATGCCCCTAAACTAAATTCTGACGTTGCACCCAGGTTTCCAGTGATTGTAACCGACTGCCCAGCGTTTTCATCCACCAGATCATTACTGGGTGCAAACAAGATTGTGTCCGCTGTTACCTGGACGACGACTAAATTATTATCGTTGTTACCACCGTTGCTGGCTCCGCTGATTGTAAGCGTTTGCCCGACCTTGAATCCTTCAAGAATAAAGTTTGCGTTACTATCTGTTATTCTGTCGTTATGCTCAAGTCCCGTCGAACTGGGGTCGCCTTCGGCAAAAGCTATTGTGGTTGCCGTATAGCTTGGCATCAGTTCTGTGCGTAAATCTTCGTTTTCTTGTACTGTTGCTGTGACTGTTGTTGCGTTGGTGAACGCTGTAATTTTTGCAAAGCCATCGTAAAATTTTATCAATCGCCCAACGTCAGTTGATGCAAACGTATTTGCGGACGCTGTGACCGTAATGCTGCCCGTACGACCACTAGCTGTAAGTGTCGTTGCTGTGGTGTTCTGATCGAGCATAGGACCACGGCGAAAGTCTACTTCCGTGATAGTCCAGGCTGTATGCCCCGTGCGTGATATCTTACGCACCGCATGATCGGGATGCACGATATACATGACATCCGCACTTTGCGTAAATTTTAGATCGGGCAGCTGTGCTGATGTGTACGGTGTTGTGACCTCCACCGCAGATCCACCGCTTACCACTTGCCCACCATCACGATAAATACGAAAATACTGATTACCAAATTCAAGAATATAGGTTTGCTCGACGTTGAACTCAAACGGTATCAAACGTGTTGCGTTTGCGCTGGTTTTGACTTCTGCAATAAATTCTGTGCCTGGTCGTCGTGTTGCCCCACCATGTGCGTGTACTAAAAAATTCTGTAGCTTCTTGCAGCCATTCGCATACTTGGCAATATCGGTGCGTCCATCCAGACGATCGGATAGTTGACCCGCTGTAAAATTGGTAAACGCTGGTGACGCTTTTGCCATCTATATTCTCGCATTAATAAATTCGTTTGCTTCCAATGTCATACGATCTGTGGCAGTTGTGCTGTTTGGTGATGCACCTTCGACCGCATCCATGAACCGTGCTTCGCTGACTGTGGTGTCGTACTTGGCTTGCATCGCTTGTCCCAGGGACACAGAATTTGTCAACGGATACGCAAAGTCCGCAGCTAACGCGACGCTTAATGTTTCGATCAATCCCGCATCATATTTGTTCACATCAAGTTCCCTGGCAATATAGACCAGGTTCAATGCACTTTCGTCTGTCAGAATTTTTCGTCCTTCCAGGTTAAAAACAATAGTGGTGCTATCCAGGTTTACGGGACGCAGACAAAACGGATCTGTCGGCAGCGTGAATTGATTAGCAAACTCAAAAGCGGGTGCAGTTGCATCGGGTGTTAGCTGTACCCTGGTCAACAAACAATTCCAGTTATGCGATCGAAACACACGATCACGGATGAAATCATACCGCTGGTTACACAATCGCGCAGCCTTACTATCTTCGGTAAAAGAGGTAATGTTCGTTGCGCCGATCATGTTCAACGCTGAATTACAAATATCTACTTCACTTGCCATAATAATTCCAAAAAAAAAGAGGGGGTTGCCCCCCTCTCATTGTTAAGCTGTGACGTACATCATTGTCAGTGCAATAGTACCAGTGCCAGCTGCACCGCCCATTGTCACTGTGATTGTCTTGCCGTCCTCATTGGCATCAACTTCTTCACCGTTAAGTAAAGCCAAAGTCGCTGCAACGTCAACGATCTGTGCAGATGTCGATGCTGCTGCTGCTTTGTAAGCTGCTGCCGATGCGGATACGTCAGATCCCGCAGCGTTTTTGTGTGCTGCAAAACCAACGGACAAGGTTGTTGATGAACCCAGTGCATCATGTGCAAGAGTACCCGAAAGTATTCTTGCGCCATCGGGTAATGCAAACATTTCGATTACATCACCAGATGCTAGTGAAGATGCTTCATAGGTTGCCCGCGCTACTCGTACTTCACCACCAATCTCGTTAGCTTTTACATGCTCCCTGGGGTCGTTCTGAGTAAGTTGGGTTTGTACGTCTGAATATACAGTTGCCATATTTCAAACCCTCCTATTAAGCTGATTCATCACAAAGTATTTGCACAACTTTTTCTTCTTCCATTCGGGTTGCCCCAAACGTCGCGCAGTAATACACTTGTGTTGAATATGATTTATCGGCTCGTTCATCGATCCTAGCCATAACATCCTTACCAACAGCCATAGTGATGCCGTCGGATGCGAAAGCAAAGCATGTTCTGTTGTTACCAGACTTTGCTAATCTGTTGGATATATGGAATTGCATGCCCATGAACGTGTCGACTTGACCAGATACCAAGGCACGGACCGTATTAAAATCGCTCGATGTTACCTGGGTAGTGTTCAATAGACTTTCGATCTGCTCTGGACCCACAACGATGTGTAGTGGGATAGATGGATCGACACTATTTTGGCTGAAGATTTTTCGCGTTTGAATTAATTTTGCGATTGTCAAATCAGCTGATCCCGCTGCGATTTGCTGCCCAGCTGGAAGTGTAGTGGATGTACCACCAGACTTACCCGTCTTGGCTGTGCCTGTTGCAGCTTCGATGATTGCGTCATCCATTGCACGACCAATAGCAAAACTTGCTGATTGTGCGTACACGTTGGTTGGATCGGCAAGCATAGCTACCTTATCCGCATCATCAATTAAGTCGGACCACTCATAGCTGTCCATTGTTACCATTCGTCTTGAATGGGGTGTTTCGACGAGTGGAGTATCTCCATGTCGAGAAGTTCGCTTCACAGCAGCTGTGCTTCCCACCTGGTCAAAGAAAGCCTTCTCACCAGTAACGCTTTCTTGTCGAACTGCGCCACGAAGGATAGACCCTTGTTGTTGTGACAACGTGGTAATATTAGCTGAAAACTGCTGCACGAACGCTGTAGTAATTTGATTACTCATGTCGTACCTCTACGTTTAAAGTTAAAAGAAAATCGCTACCTAACGGAATGTTAGACGAAGGGTTTCAGTATTAGGTCTGCACCTACTGGACCGCGAACGGTTATCCAGGTTATGTATACACCAGCATCAATCGGGCGATTGCTTGTCGATTATTCTTCTGGTGTAAGCATCTCTTGTAAGCGTAACGCTTCTGATACTGTCCATTCATGCTCTGGATCGTTTCTATTCCAGAACGGACCGTTTATTCGTTTTAGTTCTGCCAGTTTTGCGCGGACAACTTCGGGTGTCATACCGCCTGATGTCTTTTCTCCATCAAGACTATCTTCGCCAATCTGTCCCTGGATAAAATCACCGACACCCACAAACGCACGAATAAAATCGGGGTGATCCCCTAGTGTCCGTCCGTCTGCTAGTTTTAGCTGCGTTAGATCCGCTGCGTTAAATTTAGCAATAGCTGCGTTACCAACTTTCACTTTGTCCTCGAACGCTGCGCCGTACTCTTTCATAATCTGTGTACGACCCTCGTTTGTTAGTTGTTCGGCAGCCACATTGCCCTGGTCGGCTTGGTCTGCGGTTGCCTTTTGATACTCATTGAGCATCGCTTGTGCTTGTCTGTTATTCAATCCCGCTTTGTGGGCGGTCCCTCTAAACCAATTTAGAAGCCCCTCGTCTGCTGTTTGTCCTTCGGGCATCTTGACTTCAAGTTTGTAGTCAGTGGCTTCTGCTGGCCTTCCCATGCGGGTATACACCTCATTCCACTGCTCATCGGATGCGTCATTGCCTGGTACGGGTATTTTATCCGCACCTATCAAGGCTTGCTGGTGAGCATGACTTTTTAACAAAGATCCTAAATTCTTGTGTGTTTCAAAAACTTTGTTACCTCTGACTTCTTCTGGTATTTCATTTTTCCAATCGAATGTCGTTTCAGACGGAGTTGTCGACGCTTCTGTCGGCTCCGCTACCTGTACATCATCATTCATCGTTTGCTATGTCCTCTCTTTCGGGTTGATCTGCCAGCATATTGTGTAAAAACAGCAGTACAGATCGCTGACCTTCTCTGAACGCTGCTTCGTTGCTATCGGGTACATAGGTGCTTGATTTCATGTGAAAGCGTAGACCCATGTCGTCCAGGACTATCTTTCCATCTGCGCTATCAAACAATGTACGATAGGCTTGTCGTAAATCATCTATTGTCATTTATTGACCGCAGCGACCATCGGTGCTGCTGCCCCTAGTGCTTCCGCTTGTTGTGCCAGCTGTTGCTGCTCCATCATCTGTTGTTGCTGCGCTGCACGTTCTTGTCGTGTTCGTGCTACGTCGTCATCGCCTTTGATGATCGTTGCCGGAATACTGAGTGTTTTTATCAAATGCTTTGCTACACCATCAAAATCAACATAATCAAACACTTGCGGATTAATTTGACCAATCGGTCCCATGAGTTCCAGCATTTGTGTGAGCGATGTTACATCGACTTGACGCTGCGCTTTTGCCAGTGGCGATACATATTCTATCTCGACATCCGCTGTCCGTATCATCTCCGGTGCGGGCATAAATTTTTGATCGCGGGCAAGAATTGCATACACCCTGGTAATCAGTGGTTGTAAAAGTTCCGTTTGTATTCGGAACATACTTGGTCCCAGCAAGCGCATCTTTTCTTCCGTACGCTGCACAACTTCTGTCGCTGTCATCTGTGGACCTTGCCCCATAATCAGCTGGTCAACATAGAAGGCCGATCGTATTGCACCGCGCCGTTGTTCTTCCATATTCAGTCCCAGTGGGTTATTCGCGCCTATGTTAAGAGGTTCAATTCGATCCCTTGTTCCCGATCTGTAGAAGTTAAGCCCACTGGGTACGGTTTTTATTGGCAGTATAAAGCTATCATCGGGTACTAGCAGTGGCGGGTCGACTTGCTTTTGCGCTGCGCGAATAGTTGTTTCCGACATCTTGTTTAGCATCTTGATGTCGGGTAATGCTGTCATGCTGGGTGATCGTCCATAAATCTCTGTGCTGCTCTTTTGGTAGCGTGGCACAACGTAGGGCAGTTCATCGAACCCCCCTTCGGACAATACAACCGTTTCTGTTGGTTCGTAATACACGGACGCAAATGGCTTATTTTCTTTTGTTGCCATTGTTACATCGTAATTATCGCGTGGATAGACTGCGTGTACCAGTTCCACAGCATCGTGTGGATATTCGTCTATTCTGTCTTGTAATTTTTTACTTAATTTATCAACACCAAAGCGATCGCGTAATGCGTGTCCTGGCATATTGAATACACGATATACCGTGTCTACACGTCCTCTTTTGTCCTCCGATATGTAACATTCGCCAATGTGTCGTGTTGAAAAATTTACATCGGTCATGCCGTCTTGCTCGACAAACATCACACTTGTACCAAACGTAATCAGATCCAGGTACATTTCGTGTACTTGTTCCGAAAAATTACTACGCTGAAACGTGCGATACATCACATCTTCGACCGATAGCAGCCATTCTCTAGCGGTATCATCACCGTTTAACATCGGATCGCGGTATTCTAACGTAAACCATTTTGTCGACATGTTGGTCAACATACCGTGCAACGACGCTGCTAGGAGTTCGGCTGCGTGGATTGCCGTACCATCAAAGATCTGTGCGTTGCGTTTGTCGCCTTGTGTACGTTTTTTTGTAATATCCGCTTTTCGGGGTACTACAAAATCCGCTATTTCTTGCCAATGACTTTCCCAGGTGGTGCGTTTGTTTTGCAGCTGGGACAAGTGATCGTGAAGAATTTCTGCTATTTCATCTGACATCTAGCCACCTAGTGTTGTTTTGTAGGCTGTACCCATAGATCCCGTAAGCATGGGACGACGTACGGGTGTTTGTCCCGATAGACCTCTTGCACCCGTCAATGTGGTCCGTGATGCGTTGCCCGTGCCTTTATATCCCCCACCCGCTGCGCCTACAGCTTTCTTTGGGTCCACACTCACTTGCTCAACTTCTTGTGGTTCTACCTTGGGTTTTGGTGGTTCAACTGGTGTTGGCGCGGGTGGCGGTGTTGGCTGCGGTTGTTGTCTTGGTGATGGTTTACCCATTGATTAACCTCATATCTTCTTTCAATAATCCATAGACTAGGGCATCTTCTGTTCCAAAGTATCGCCGTAGTCTGCCTTCTTGCTTAAATCCAACCCCAGTAATTAATTTTCGGGATCGTAAATTACTTTCGTTACACATCGCGGATACACGCTGCACACCCATGATCGTAAAACAATAATCAAACATCTGTTTTATGTAGCGACGCTGAAAAATTTTTGGGTTTTCACTCACACAATACATGTGTACGTCGTGTCCCGTGTACTCCGAAAACACAAATGCACCCACAATCTTTCCGTCTTTTGTAAACCCATATGCTTGCGCTGCGTCCTCACCCTGAATCTTGTCCAGCATCAAACGATTTTTTAGCCAGGTTACAAACGGTTTAGGATCATCAACTGTCAGTGTTACCACTTAATAACCCCTTACCCGCTTTTGTTGTCGTTGTTCCCGTGCCTAGTCCTTGTGGACCCGTCAATACCGTCTGCTTTGGTCCTACCTTCTTCGGATCACGCATTTTCTTTTGCTCTTGTAAGCGTACCGTTTTTTCTGGTTTTATTGCCTTCACGGGTGTTGGTGGCGGTGCGGGCGGTATAGGGGGCATCTGTGGTGCGTTTTTGCTCATGCTACATAACTTCCCAATGGATTGTAATCACTCTCTGCCATTTCCTGGGGTGGTGAAAGATATTCATCATACTCACGGTGTCCCACTGATAAGTAGCGAAACGCATCCGCAAAGTGACTTGCCCAGGAATGAACGGGTGTTGCTCTAAAAACTCTATTCTTTTCATTATACGCACGATGATAGTGTCTAAGCGCATCCAGCAGCTGCTTGCATTGTCCACGATCAAACCAACATCGGCTAAAAAATAACTTTGCTGCGTGTATCCCATCTTCTAGTGGCAGCTTGGGTACAACACGAAAATTCAAACCAAGATCATACGCTATCTCGCGCCTACTTTTACCGGACCCCAGTTCCCTCACCTCGATATCATGCGGGGCATTATGTGTCCCATACAAATATCCTTTTTGATCCAGGACACGACAATAATGGGGCAGCCCTTCTCCACGACTTTCATAACAATCAATTATGTGGATTGCGCGACCTACCGTTTGTGTAAAGATAATCACATTGCTATCGCCAACACCCAAGTCCCACCAGGTATCGACCCTATAGTTCTCGTCATAGGGTACAGAACTTATCTGCCCCTTCTCCATTATTGCTTCTAATTCTTTCCCGTATATCGCGCCAGCGACATTAGCGGTCCAGCTACACTCAAATTCCTGGTTGTACTGATCGGTCGACATTGCCGACTTCGCACTCTCCAGTTCTTCATCGTCCAATATCTTTGTTTGTGATGCCTTGTAGGTCTTTACAAACCAATGCTTATCCGCTTGTGCAGCTTCATAAAGCTCGTAGAACGCCGACATGCCCCGTGGAGTACCAATCACTATCCCATACCCCTTACGGTCACTCAGTGCGGGTCTTACGACCTCTGGGAACATACTTTCTGGCATATCTGCGTATTCGTCCATAACGCAGCCATCAAGAAAAATTCCACGAATGGCATGAATATTTTCTGCACCCAGCAGCATAATCCTTGCACCATTCGGTAAATCACACCGCAATTCTGTTTCGTGAAAGCGAGCGTTCGGAATCGTACCCGCGAACTGCTTCAAGTAATCCCAGGCAATCATCTTGGCCTGGCGATAGGTGGGTGCTATGTAGGCATAGCGTGGGTTAACTTGCGTATTCAGTATGGCATCACGCAAAAGATGGTTAATCGCCATCACCGTCTTGCCGAACCGTCTGTGCATTACCAGCACCGCCCAGCGTTTCTGCTGCAACTCTTTGTGTAGCTTCTTTTGCAGCGGTCTTGGGGTATACGGTATTTTGATTTCCATGTATCTTCGCTTCTCTGCGTATCAAGCGCAGCTTATAGGCTCTATTCTGCCGTGCTTTTTCCTGGTTCTTTGTGTAGTTACTGGTCATTCCAAGTGTGTGTGGCAGACACTCTTGTGTTTGGTTATATACGTATAGCAACGGCGACCAGTTTTGGGGGGGTAAGGGGGTCGCTTTGCGCTGCAAAATGCAC